CAGCAGAGCCCATGTCGTCCAGAAGGAGGCCGCCAACCCCACCGCCAACAGCGCCAGCGCCAACGTCAAAAGCGCCACCTAAAGCCTCAAGCGGGTTGCGGATAAATTCGCCAACGCCTCCAGCGTAATCGATGGCAGAGCCAACAGCAGAGCCTAGGCCTCCAGTAATAGCGCCCTGAACTCCGCCAGTAGCGCCACCAATGCCAGCGGCGGCTAGCGCAGAGGCGATATTGCCTATGGCCACGCTGCTTGTAAGGCCGCTTACGATTGCGCCAATGCCTCCCGTTAGAAGCGAGGTTGCGCCAGAAATTATAAGATTTCCTATAAAGGAATCAGTAATCCCGCGCTTCGGGAGGTCCATCTTTGTGGCTTCTTGCCGAAACCAATGGTCTGCGTCGGTAAGAAACTCTAGAGCCTGCTCCGGCGTTCCTTTTTCCCACGCCCCTGAAGCATCTTTTTTAGGTTTGTACTCTTCCCAGACAGGGCCTCGATTTGCCGAAAAATGGTCGTATAGCTTTTGCAGGACAAGCGGGTCGTTCGGGTCAAAGCCAGCCGCCCACAAGCCAGCGCCGGGGGTTTTGTAATCTCCGGGGTTTTCGTTTGTCTTTCCGAGTCCAGAGTTAAAAAGAACTCCACCCGGACCAGCCTTACCTTCAGGTGGCGCGTAACCCTCTGTCGAGGCGTTATAGTAAAGCGGAGTGAATCGCCCGCGAACGTCTCTGACGATTCTGTTTTTTTCTTCTAGGTTTGCAGCAGCGTCGCTTGATGAGCCAAACCCCAAAACCGGGTAGATATCAAGCATCCCAGAAGGAGACTGAACAGACGTCGGGTAATCACCAAAGCCGACGCCTCTGTCGTAATACCCTAGGATGTCGTAAGTGTTTATTGGGTTTGTTCCACCCGTCATCACTTGAGGGATGCTTCCCCCGTAAGACAGCTGGTTCATCATCCGATTCTGCCAATCAAGGCCGTAATCAGTTGTCGGCAGTCGTTGGAGCTGGGTCGTCCTAGCTAAGTTTTCGTATGCTTGCCGGGCCGCTTGGCGCTCTTGCGCAAGCCGCTCTTGCTCCGCCCTGTTAGCAATCTGAAAAGCCTCGTTTCTTCGCTGCTCTTCAATTCTTTGAGCGGCCAAATCTTCAGTGGCTCGCCCGCCGCGCGATAGATTCAAAAGCTGCTGAGTGCCTGCGTTCATTGCCATGGTTAACGCACTTTCTGGACGATGCCGTAAGCGGTGAAATTAAGATGGTTTGCAGAAGAAGTAGCAACGCCTAGCGAGCCGTTCTTCTGAACAGTAATACCAGAGCCCTGACTGGCGGCCTCAATAATGTCCGTCGCGTGCCCTGAAAGCGTCTTGTTAAACACTAGAGCATTTGCCGTGGCGTAAGTCGTCCCCGTGTCGTTGTGGTAGAGGTAATAACTCACGTTGTTGTTGGTGACGTTGCAGATGTTTATCCGCGTGATTTCAGTAGTCGCAAGCGCAGTAAACAACGTTTGGGCAGTAGTCGTCGCAGGCATTACCTGCCCCAACTTACCGCCGAACAGTTCCGACCTATCGCTGACCATTTATCTTTGCCCTCAGGTCTACACCAAAAGCCTTCTCAAATCCGCCAGCAATAGTCACCCGGACCCTGTGGAAACGGGCGCTTCTGCGGATATCGAAAGCCCCATCGTTGTTCATCGAGACAGAAGGGTCGTAAGAAACATCGTCCCGCTGATTCGCTCGATAGCCATGCTCCACCGTAATCGTGGAAGTAGGTCCTTCGATGATTGGGCGGGTTTGGTCAACGTAAGCAATCCTTCCTGGTTGAGCGTCGAACTCTTTGGACTCCAAAACCGCCGTGAGGGGCGCCCCCTCAAACACGCCGGAGTTGTTGGAAGAATTGAACCCCGCAATGTTAATTCGGCCAGGGGCCCACACGGGGTCATCCAGAGAAGCAGTAAGCGCGTCAAGGCTAGTTGTAATCGCATCCAGCCCTTCTAGCGTGTATCCCGAAGCCACATAGGCGTGCAGGGCGTTCGTCTCAAGCTCAACCACTGAGAAAGTCCCAGAGGGCCAGTGGTAAACCAGAATCTTGTTGGGCTGCGGAACTTGAGCCCCAGCCCCAACATAAGACCAAAGAACAAGCGAACGCGTTAAATCTGCCGCGCTACTCATGCGATAGTAGTAGTTAGGGTCGGCGTCTTGAAAAAACCACCTGGCTACCTTCCCTGAGCCAAGATTCTGCGACCGCTCTCCATCAAAGATGTAAATGTCATCGCTGGAGATGTAGAACATGACGTTCCCGGCGTCACACACGGAGCCAAAGGAAACCGCGCCGCGCTTACGCTCTGACGGATAAAACCCGAAGGTTGTCGGAGGTCCTTCGCGCTCCATCCGGACAATGCCGCGCTCAAAGAATACGCTTCCCCGGTCTCCGCCAATGATGCGGACAATGGAACCGTAATTCCCCGCAATCTGCTGGTAGTCTGATTGCGTCGTTGGGCTCGGCGTCCATGCAGTTTCATCCCCAAACCCAGACCATCGGACGGTTGTATCCGAATCGTCCGTATTTGCCAGAACTACGAAATCACCCACCACCGCAATGGACGTAGCCTTGGTCGGGCTTCCAGTAAGATTGCTGAAGCTGGTCCCGCCCATCGTGATAATCTGGACTTCATCAACGCTGTTTGTCGCGATGACCTTATCGCCGAACTTGGCAAAGTCCCAGACAGTCTGAGCGCCTGACGTGTATGCGCCCGAGGTTCTGGATATATCAGACCAGCCAGTCCCAGAAAGGCTGTAGAGCTTTGTTGCGTCGCCCGCGTAGGTATATTCGTTCCCTGCGGTATCTGTGACGCTGATTGCCCCGCGAGCGTAAGCGCTTAGGGATGTGTTAGAGGTTGTCTGAAGTCCATAGAAAGGCAGGAACAAGTCCCCATTGGGAACCACGTTCTTGGCCGTGAGGGAGCCGGGGCTAGCCAGACTTCTTTCGTCTGGCAGCCAAGCCCCGAAAGGAAGTCTCTGCGAGGGCATTAGGCGGCCACCGCCTTGATGACTGCAAAGTTAAACACCGGCTGCTCTGTCGTCGTGCCTCCGGTTGTAGCAAATGAGATACGGAACGAACCCGCAGCCACCGCCGTGACTTCAAGCATGTACAGGTCCGTCCCACTCTTCTGGCTGAGGATTACTACGTCAGTCGCAGCCACCGTGCTGTTGGTTACGGTAAAGCTCTGCCAAGTCGCAGTCCCTGCTGCAGAGACCAGCGTAATCGCGCCGTTCGTCTTGTTCAGCGTGACGTCGTTCGTTCTGCTGGTGGCTTGGGTAACCGCTCCGCCAGTCCCTGTACCGTAACCAAGTCCGGCAGTGTCCTTGGTCATCGTGAATCCAGTATCGGCAACTCGACAGACTTCGGCAGCCGTTGCCGCGTTGGCTGCAGCGCCGAATCGAATCGTGCCGCCCCCTGCTGTACCAACAGCAGAGCCTAGGATGTAAGCGCCAACCGTGGCGTTGTCGAGGTCTGGGCTGTAAAACTCAATTTTGCCCATCGGCTGATTGGCGGCGGTTGTGGTATCCGCATCTGTAAACCGAATGACGTTTGACGCGGAATCTCCAACAAGTCCGGTGTTATTTGCTCGGATGTCGAGCATCTGCTGTGGCGTTGTGAACGCGCTCCCGAGGCCAAGGTATCCTTCTGGGGAAAGCGACATCCGAACCGTTGCGCTTGCCCCGCCATTGTCTGTCACCGCGAAGTTAAGGCGCGAGGGGATAGAGTTCGTGGCAACAGTTCCGGCTACCTGCGCAGAAATAAGCGCGCCCACATTGAAAGTTGGGGAAGCGTCATTGTCTGAGCCGTTGAACTGAATAATCCCAAGATTGTCGCCTGAGGTTACCGTGCTAAGCGTGCCGATAGTTCCGCTCTTGCTCTTGTTAAATACCAAAGAGCTTGAGAAGGAGGCGTTGTTTGCCCAACTAAAAACCCCAAGCGAACTGTTACCGGCGGTGTTACCTTGGATTTGATTTGCTGAAGTTGCGGCAGTCGTGATTACCTTGCTTGCAACTGCGGTCGTGTATCCCTGAATTAACTGGCCAGAGCTGTTGACGATAAACGGGGAAGTGTCAGGGTTGGTAGTGTCCTCAATCTCCAGCGAGTTACCCGTGCCAAGCTGCGTGACGCGAAACGCTGCATTGGTGTTGTCGGTGACCGAGATAACGCGAACGGCGGTCACGTTCATGAGCTGGAACTGGGTCCCGTCGTAGACCACCGTATACATGAGGCCAGAGACGATTTCTCCGCCTACCAAGGCCGCCCCATTGAACTGAACAGCCTTAGCCCCCAGCGCGCTTACGTTAAGGGTAACGGCCCCCGTGTTCGTTCCACCCGCCTTGAACGTGTACAGGTCACCCTGGGCATACGCCGTCACCGTCCTGCTTGCGGTCAGCGTAATCGTGTTAGTGCCTGCCGAGGTATTTACCCCGTCAGTATCAGAGCGATATCGACTAACAGCCGCCATGACCTCTCGGGCAGCATCGTTGACAGTCGAGGGCGCCATGCCCTCCGGGAATCCGTTAGGCGGAGCTGCGTTGTTCGAGGCGGCAGTGTTCGACCAGGTCTGAATGTCACTCATAGAATTTTCTCTGAAGCTGGATGGAGAGAGGCCCCTGCGACTGGTGACCGCGCAGATACTCAACCGAGGCAAGCGCCGCAGCTTCCTTGTACTGATTCGCCCACAATGCTGCTTCGTCCTCGGCCATCAGGTATCTGTTCGCCCAGAACATCGAGGCGGACAGGTAAACGTCGGGGAATTTGGTCAACAGCCAATTTGTGGTGTTGCTGTCGCTCAATGCCGACACGCCGGGGAAGTAGACTATCTCGTAGGCGTAAGAGTCGTCAGGCGCTACGTCAAACTCGAAAACATCCGACATTGCGAAGAAGGCAGGCTTGCCGGTGCCCGAGCGCTGATACTGCCTTAGTTGTTCATCGGAAACGTAGGTCAGGACAGCCGCAGGGTCCGCTGTCAAAGTGAACGAGGTCAGTTCTTGGAAGTCAGCCGGGAAGGCTAGGCTGTTTGTGCCGGCGGTCAGGGTTCCCGTCGTGCGGGTCTTGTTTCCCCGGACTCCGCCCATGTTCCCGGCAGTGCGCGGCAGGGGAGGGCGCTTAAACATCGATTCCGCCAACTGGATGAAGTTAGCGGTTTGGGCTGTCGTCAGACTGGAACGCGCAAGCCAGTCTGTAATGGCGGATTGCAGGTCCGAATAGTTAGAGATTGCCATCTC